CCCAGTGTCAGTATGAATACTTCAAGAGGTACTAGAGATTTTTATTATTTTCCTCCTTTTAATATTTGGAATGCTAGTCATCATAATGCTTTTCCTGATTTAGGAGATTATGGTGAGTATATAAGTACTATTAATCGCAGTTATCAAGATAGCACTAGAACTAATCAACCCATTAATACAAGTGCAACTGGATCCTTAACCATGCCCTTAGGTCCAAATTTTCCCGAGTCAGCAACTCTAAAATCATTAAGACAGTTTACAGGGGATGTTACTATTGAAGGTAGATGGGGCAATTCAGTTAGATTTGGATCAACAAATGCAGGTCCTGAAGCAAGTGAAAACTATTGGTCTAGTGCTAATACAGGCAATGCTGCTGGTTCACCCATTATAATTATAAGAAATGGACAGGGAAAGCAAGAAAATGATATAGCTTGGATTCCTACTGTTGAAAATATCAATGTAGATCCATCTTCTATTTATTTAACTAACGGACAAAAGATTGTAGTGGATGATATCGATAATAATTTCAGTCTTACTAGTTTAGGTGTTAGTTTAAATAACACAATAACTACAGCTATACCAATTCAACAGCAAGTAACAAGTTTTGATACTTTATCACCAAACGAACAAGATAACCGTGTAAAAGACCTTAATAGTTAATATGTATGTACCCCAGTTTCCATATTTAGGCAATCAAGTAATTATTTCATCAGGTAGAGTAGTCACTCACTCTAAAGATGATTTTATATTTTTATTTGGAAAGAAAGGAGTTGCAATTTCATCTCCATCTTCTTTTACAGTAGATGCTAACGAGAGAACTATTATAAACTCACCTAAAATTGAATTAGGATATCAAGCTGAGACTCAAGGAGAATCTGTTTTATTAGGTGATAGTACTGTAGAACAATTAGGTTTTTTGTTAGATGCCATACAAAATCTAAGTGATGCGTTAGCAGAAATATCAGCAGAAGAACCTGAAACAGCTATTGCTGATATAGTTCAGACTGCGACCGTTTTAAGTGGTACTGCTCAAACAGTAAAAGCACAGTTGAATAATTTTTGTTTATCTAATAATACCTATACAAAATAATGGCTACAGGTAAATTAGCAACATCATTAGAAAATTTAGTTAACCTCTCTGCAAAACAACTAGGCAAATATCAACTAGGTGTTAATAAAGTATTATGGGGTAATGGTAACACTCAGCCAAAAATAACAACAAATTATTCTAGTACTACTGGTACACTGCAATATACGTCTACAATACCAACTAATCCTACCCAAACATCTAAAGGTAATATACTTAATAGTGGTATTATACACGCTTTAAATGTTGTCAATCAAGTTGATATTTGCAATGTTATTACATACTTAACTACTCCAACGAACAAAGCCGCCCCGCCACGCCCACAAAAACCTTGGTCAGCTCAACAAACAATTTTTTATACCTTGCAAGATGAGTGTAGACTAGCTATAAGTTACATTGATACTTACATTGCACATCCCAATACTCTCATAAGTTCTTATTTAAATTTTGCAGCAGATTTAGTTGCAAATACTCCTCCATCTGGAACCCTACAGCCACCAAATGGTGCTGTAACCCAAGATCAAGTAGCACAACAAACAGCTATACAAGGAACAACTAATCCTAACACAATAGCAGGTGCAAATTCTGCAGGATCTGCAGGCAGTACTAATCTTCAAGGAACCGATGTACTAAGATACAATACCTATTTTTTAATAAAGAGCATATCAGACACCTTTACATTTAGTAACAACTCTAGTTCTTTATTCACACCTGAAGATAGGCAAACCCTTAGTATAATACCAGGAATTGGGCATAATTTAAACATCTTAGATGATTTTGTAGGTACTACAAGTAAATACACTGACTTTAGACAAATTAACAATGCTCAGTTACAAGGACTTGTACAAAAAGTAAACTTAGTAAGAACTATTTGTGTAACTGTAGAAAACTTAAGTTTTGATAACTTGTTAGTTACAGCAACTGCTTTTTTACCAAATGACATTCGTAATCAAATACAACAAATAAGCAAGTTTCTTGATCCAAAACAGCTTATTCCTACTCTCAAACAAATAAATGCTGCTATTCAATCTTTTATATTAATTGGAAGGCAAATACAAGGAATACTAAAATTAGGGCAGCTTCTAATTAAATTAGCGCTTCTTTTCAATAAAGTATTTAAGTTTGTAAAAACTTTTTTGACAGCTATGCCTTTGGCTAATATATTTACTGTAACTGGTATAACTAATAGTCTTAGCCAAGCTACTCAAGCAGCTAAAGATGAAAGTGATGGATTGACAATTTTATTGAAAGCTATTAATGCCTTATTAGCTGTCGTAGTTAATTTTATTAGATACTTACTTGCAAGTGCAAATGAAATCTTAATAAGATTACAGCAGTTACTTATAACTTTAGAAGGTTGTGATGCTATGAAAAATTCTGATGTAGTAGCTCAATTAAAGCAAACAACTAGCGATTTGCAGAATTTACAAACTGAGTTAGCAAATTATATAACTTCTTACGATTTACAAACAAGTCCAACCACAACAACTTTCCAAGGATTTACTATTAATGTTATTCCTGAAGAAGTATCGTCAAATATAGCCCACCCTCGTAGAAGGGGAATTGCTTTAGATCAATCAGGCCAACTTGTAGTTCAATCAGATCTTACTTTTGCAACTGATACTCAAGTGATTATAGCTGAGGTGCAACAAAAGTTAGTGTCTTTAAAATTAGCTAAACCAAATTTTGGAGCAGCTGATGCAACAAGCTTAGCTATAATAAATACATCTTTAGGATTTTTAGACACAAACGATATCCAACAAAACGATCTAAATCTACCAGTAACTTCTATAGATGCACCAGACAACTTAGATGAAAATAGTGGATTAGGATTGAATGCATTTGTAAATAATCTAAAAGGTGGTAAAACACTAAGAAGAAGAACAAGAGCTGCTCTTGCTAACGCAAGTCAAAATCTACAATCTCAGGTAACAAGTGAAAAACTAGCTGCAAGACAGTCAATAACCGGATCAACCGGATAAAAACAAATAGTTAAAATATTTATAAACATATGGCAAAATTAGATTTACTAAGAAAATTAATCCGCGAGGAAGTCAGAGGTGTCTTCCAAGAGGAGCTTGCTGGTATCTTAAAAGAAGCTATTATAGCTAATAAGGGTAGTAAAACTATAGTAGAATCAGCACAACCAAGACCAGTAACACCTGGAACTTTAAATAGACAAGTTGCAAGACCTATTGCACCAATACTAAATCCTGGAAACCCTTTAAACAGCCTACTTGCAGATACAGCTAGGTCAATGACATCAGATGATTTTGCAGGATTTGGAAATAATCCAATCGAAAAAGATATTCCAATTGTAGAATCAGTAGGAGATATGTTTGCAAACTCAAGAAAGAGTTCAAACCTAGAAGCTATTGAAATAAACGCTGTACCAGATTTTACAGCATTAATGAGTAAGATGAAAGCAAACGGTGAAATTTAATGGCGTACGGCTTAAAAAATATTAATGTATTAGATTTAAGACCTTCAACCGGGATTGGAGTTGCTATTCCTTTTAGTACTCCTGCTGTATTTCAAACCGTGTACACAACAAAGGAACAACTAAAATATAACTTAATTAACTTTTTGTTGACTGATAAGCGTGAAAGAATATTTAATGCAACTTTTGGTGGTGATATAAGAAAGCAGTTGTTTGAACAAATTACAATGGATACCCTTGATAATTTAGATACTCAAATAAGAAGCGGGATAGCTTATTACTTTCCAAATGTAATAATTACTAAATTAACTTTTGGAGGTAATCTTACACAAAATGAACTGATAGTAAACTTTTCTTATAGAATAAACAACACAGGAGAATCCGACAACGTAATATTAAACTTAAATGGCCAATAAAAATATAACATATTTAAATAAAGATTTCAACTCATTTAGAGAGTCGTTAATTCAGTATGCGCAAGCATACTATCCAACATCTTATAACGATTTTTCAACCTCATCTCCTGGAACCATGTTTATTGAAATGGCTTCTTATGTGGGAGATGTTTTATCGTTTTATTTAGATAATCAAGTTCAAGAAAATTTTTTAGAGTACGCAAAGCAAACTAATAATCTATACACTCTAGCTTATATGTTTGGTTACCGACCAAAGGTAACATCAGCAGCTATCGTTGATTTAGACGTATATCAACAACTACCAGCTT